CCTCTCAACCTTTGCTACATCACAGTTGTACCCATTGGCGGTCGAGATGTCTGAGAGAAGCTGCTTGAAATTGTCTAAGATTGTATCTCTTGCGCTCATTCCATCCTCTTCCCAGCAACAGTGTTCACTACAGCCCTTTCCAGCAAGTGCCTGAGAAAAGGCATAGTCTCTTCAATAGCAGGTGCGACGTAAGCTCGTTTTGGGATGTTCATCTTCCTCGTGTACGGTCTCACGTCAACGGGAAATGGCGTGACTGGAACGCCAAAAATGTGTGTCTGCATCCTTACATGCCCTCTTACGTGCTGGGCAGGATTGAAGTAGCCGAACTCGTGAACAGCGGCATAGGGAACGAAGTCTCTATGGTGGACGTCCGACCCAACTCTGCCTTTCAGTGTATCCCCTTTCCAACCATCAACAACAAATCCGATCGAATTGTACAGCCTCTTAGTGACGATGTCCAGCCTAGAGGGCCTTGGTCCAGTCAATCTCATCCTGGTCTTCTCTGCAACATTTCGTAGGCCCTTTCTGAGAGAGACCTCAAGGTTGTGTCTCAGGGTCTCTCTCGACCTCTTCAATCTCTTCATAAGCCTAACCGTTTCTGGTGTAGGCTTGATCTCCATTGAGATCATTTGCTATAAGCTCCCTCGATGTGGTGGAACTCTCCGTTCCTGTCCAGGAACCTGTCAAAAGATATAATGGGCCTATCCTCTCCGTCTACATTTATGTAGCAGTCCGTGAGGTCTATATCCTCAAAGAGAAAGAAGGTCCCATCAGGGATGTCCTGCTCGTTAGCATAGGACCCAATCCTTCTCTGTGTGGATACAGAGGACTGCTCAAGCCAGATCGGATACTCTCCGATGACTTCCTTCGTAAAAGATCCGTGACCAGTCCCACTTCTGCGCTTAAATGTTGCTACCGTGTTTGTGATGGCCATTTCCACCTATCAACGTCGTACTTTGTGATGGTGTCAGGATCTCGCCCTACGCGGCCTGCTCTCACCATCTTCGCATACAAGTTGTACAAATCCCTATACCTCTCATACTTAGCTGAGAGGTCCTCATACATCTTCCCCATCCTGTATGTAGGCTTAAACTTCTTCATGAGGATGGAGAAGACCTTGAGAGCAGCCAGGGTTTCCTGGCCACTCTCATACTTGTTCAATATCGCGACCTTTTCCTCTTCAGAAAGGTCGTTCAGGGCTTCACTCCCTACTTCAAGCAAAAGGTCATTCTCCTGCATGATTAGCTCACCAGGTTGTAAGCGTAAACTCCAAGATCAGCCGCAACTACCAGCGGCTTGGTTTTGATCGCAGCTTCGATCCTCAGGGCGTCATTCCTCCAGGGCATAGGGATCGTCCTTGTCAAGACGTTCCCGTCATTTCCCTTGTAGGTGATGTTGTACGCCGCTGAGGGTTCGAACTTGGACGCCCTTGGAGGAGCGTAATACAACAAGAGACCACCAGACCACATGTAGTCATCGCTGTCAGAATTGACAGCATTCAGGACGTACAGCTTCTCTACCTCGAACAGCCTCCCCAAGAGGTCAGTGGTCACGACCTTATCCGAGGTCGTTTTCATCCTTGCAGTGATGTGAGTGTTGAGCTTACAGGCGTAGTACACATCAGGGGACATGACGATCCTGTTTGCCTTGAAGCCTGTAACGCTCTCGATCTCCTGATGCCAGGTCATCACCTTCTCAACTGGGTCCACGTCACTCTCACCGCTGGTCTTTGAGTCCCAGGTGGATGAGTTCTCATCATGGTCTGTCCCCCACACACCGCTGGTGAGCAGATTCGACACGAGGTTCTGCAGTAAAATCCTGTTCAGCCTGTGCAGAACAAATCTGGTCGCATCCTTCACAGGATCAAAGGGGTTGTCGTATTCGTTGCGGTCGTCCTTCGAGATGTCCTTGTGAAAGGCGAACTCATCAAGAGTGTACGCCTGGGAGGTGACGGTGAAGTCATCTCCTGCACTCTCGGTTGCCCCTTGACGTTTGTAATCGTTCAAGTCCCCGATCCTGGCCCAATCTTTCTTGCTGTACTTAGCAATGTAGCCAGAGATCTGCTTGGAGTTGACCTTAGGGAAAAGGTCAAAAGCCGTGATCCCTGCTTCCGCAGCGTAGATGTTCGCTACGTTCGAGACGAACTTCGGTTTTATCTGATCATACCAAGCTGGCATTTTCTACCTCCTTTAGTAGAGTATAACTTTGATCTTGCCCGTTCCAGAGGCCAAGGCTTCCTTGGCTATAGCGCGAATTATGTGTGAGCCAATGGTTGCACGAACGAGCCTGCCGTTAGCTCCTCCAGTCAGAGGAGAGCCCACTGAAATTGCAGACGAAGCATTCACCTCAGCCTCGCACTCTCCGCTTACGATTATCTCACTCGCCTCTCCTGCGGGACGTCCCATTGAGACGATCCCATACACGTAGTCTCCAGTCGAGCTGGTCAATGTCCCGTCAATCTTCACAGCGAAGCCCTCTTTGTCTTCGAGCGAAGAAGACGTATTGACCACGCTTGTTTTTACAACGTTTTTCTGAAAGAAACCCATGGCTTACCTCCTTATCATCTTCTCGTATTCAACCCTGGCATCCGCCAAAGAGATTCCTTTGGCGTCAGCGATCTGTTTCAGTTCTTCCAGTGTAGGTTCTTTGTCTTCAGGTGGAGTTTCTGTGGAGCCCTTTGCTGATCCGAGGTCATCTATAACCTTCTGGAGCCTAGCGAACTCCTTGGCGATGGCCATGATCTTGTCCTCATCGACCTTTCCATAGAGCTCCATCAACAACTTAACCTGATCCTCGCTCACCTCTTTAGAGAGCTTTTCAGCGAACATCTCCTTCTGCAAGTTCGCATACTTGGCCTCGATCTCTGCCCTGGCTTCTTTCATGATCTCTTCTAGAAGCTCAGGGGCCTCCTTAGCCAGAACTTCCTTGGTCAACTTCATTTGTTCTCCTCCTTTAATGAGATTTTCGAATGTGTCAATCTTGTCTATCATTCTCACTTCCAGTGCTTGGCGTCCGACAACAACTCCTCCACGCCCAAAATTGTCTAGGACGTACTGTTTTGTCACCCCTCTGTTCTGGGCGACAGCTTCGACAAAGACGTCGGCGATTGCGTCTAGGACGCGCACTATCTCAGCTCGGCCCTCTTCCGTCTCAGGGTCAGGGCGCTTGTTCGGAGAGATGGAGCTAACGATCTCGATCTCGTCGTCAGCCTTCTTCCTCATTGTGGCCACGACCCCGATGGAGCCGACCATTGCTGTTGAGTCAGCGACAATCTCCCTGGCAGCGGAGGCCAGCCAATAAGCCCCAGATGCAGCGGACCCGTGGACATAGGCGATTACAGGTTTCTCAGCGTCCACCTGCTTAATCTTGGTCGCTAGAGGATTTATCCCTGTGACTTGGCCACCAGGGGAGTCAAAGGAGAGAATCACTCTTTCAACCTCGTCATTCTCCAAGGCAGCATTGAGCTTCTTCGTAAGAGTTTCCGTCGAAACCCCTATGCCAAACATTGTGAAGAGGTTGTCCCTGGTGAAAATCGGCCCGACCACATCAATCACCGCTGCGTTGTTGATGACGTTGAGCTTGTCGTCCTCTTCCTCCATCCCAGTGAAAATCAAGAGGGCCTCGATGTCTCCCTTCCCTGTAGCCGCGTCATACATGACCTTGAGCCAGCTCTCCTCAATCGCCCATTGACTCTCGATCAGGGCTGCCTCAGCTCCCATCCCTACAGCCTTGCGATGGCTCTGGAGATGGTCCATGACAGCTTGGGATGCTTTCTGACCAGATCTCGCTCCGTTGGCAGCAGCCCATGCAGCTTTGAGGCCACCACGATGGAGGTAGAGTGTGCCGTCAACCCAGATTCCGTTCTCGTCCTTCTTTGTACCACCTTTGACCCAATGGTGAGGGTATTTCCATGTGGATTTTTTGTCAGGGTCCCCTTGGTCTGCGAAGGCCACCCTAGGGAGTGCGGTCTTGTCAATCTCACTCCAAGGTGGCTCATCAGGGGCAAACTTTGAATTGTGTGTGAAAGCCATGGTCATCTCTCCTTTTTCTTTTTTGTCGTATAGAGAGTTGCAGACTGCAAACCTCTGGACTTCGTCTTTGAACTCTTCAACCATTCTCTTGTCCTTCATGCACCTGTTAATGAAATCTTTTCTCGACTCACCCTTTCTGGGTGTGGGTAGTGGCATTAGTCTAGAACCTCCTTGAACTGGCTTTCGTCGTCAGTGTATGGCAGATCGGCGATTGCCAACAATGCTTTCTCAATCGGGACAGTCGGGGTGATGACGCCTGTCTTGACTAGTCTGGCGACGAACGATGCCAGATCGGCGAGATCGGACACATTAGTCGTGGAAAACTCGACTTTAGGATATGAGCTAAACCCGTTGTATTCGCAGATTTTCGGGATAAGTTGGGTGTTGATCGTTTCCTGCATCGACCTCGCATAAGCGTCACAGGACAAGAGAAAGTCTCTTAAATGAGCTTCGACGTTTCCTTTTGATGCCGATGCCCCTTGGCCGATTGCCATGAACATTTCAAGAAGGCCCGCCGCCATCTCCGTGTTGTACCTCTGAATAATCGTGGTGGTGTCGATTGTGGAGTTTCCTGCGCCTCGAATGAGCTCCAGTTGCCACCCTGCTGGAAGGACGACTCCCTGCTGTGAGTCTTTGCGAATGTCCGACACGAGGTTCATTGCCCACTGCAGGGTCTCAGCGACAGACTCATCATAATCAGGGAGGTCTGGGTCCGCCCTCGTGAAGTCAAACCCTTCAGGGGCGGTCAGCACAGGAAGCCCACTGAGATCCCTGTCAACCCCAACTGCTTCGGCTGCCTCACAGGAGACTTTGTAGTAGTAAGGTTTGTAAAGGTGGCGAAGAAGGGAAACGCCAAAAGGATTTCTATTCTCTTCAATGAAAATGTGGTGGAGGCACTTGTTGTAAGGGATCTCCCTGATCCCATCTGGAGCTTGCTGCTCTACTACGTTGTTAGTACGGTCAATCCTGCGAATTGAGGTTTGAAATCTGGGCTCGATGTCGGCGAGAATGACCCGCCCGTTCTCCACAGTCCAGATCATCTCGCCGATATAGAACCCATAAGTCAGGGCGGAGGACATCTCCATGATAATAGAGTCGAGAGGCAGCCTTTCCAGTTGGGCACTAACGAAAGAGGCATGGGGGCCATTGATATCTGTTTTTATTCTGCGAAGAATGTTACGAATGCGCAACAGAAGCCCACCGATAATTGGGTCGTTTCTTTCCATTCGGCGGAACTTCTCAAGACCATCAGGAGGAGCGAGCTCGGACATAAACTCAAGGTCTGGGAGACCTTTGAGCTGCTCATAGTAGCCGATTGTACCGTAGACTTTGCGTGGAACGTTCGAAGGTGTTCGTTTTTTGCTGAAGATGCCCAAGTTCGCCTCCAGTTAGGAAGAGTTGGAATATTCCTTGGTTGGAGGCTAACATAAATAAAGGAAGGTGTCAAGGAAGGGGAAGGGTGGTTATTGAACAAATTTTGAAAATTTTCCGTATTTGGTTTCCCTCGTACGGTTTCGGAGGGAGGAAAGGATTGAGACCGCCCTTTTAGAGACTTTCCTGGAAGCAGAGATCGCCGCAAAGTCCTCGACGACACACGACATCATCATGGCGTCGGCATAGTCAGGGGAGAAGCCTAGCCTTTTCTTGAAGGACTTCTTATCCTCCATCTTGATGGGGCCACTGGAATAGTCGAACTTTAGGTTTGCGAGCTCTTTCTTGAGTCGTTGTGGAGGAGGAACAGGGAAATGGAAGTCCTTGAAGTTCTTGTGCAGTCGATAGAAGCCCTCAGCCCTTTTATCCTGGAACATCTCTTCGTGGAAAGCCTTCTGAGGGCCAATGAAGCCTATCACTGGGAACTTGTTGGCTTTTGTGAGGTTGGAGTAGACTCCAGCTCCTATCCCGTGAGCGTCCACCACACAGGTGAAGGGCTTTCCTTGGAAGTCTGTGTACCAGCGAGAAGTTATGAGGTCGCTTACATACGTTGGGTCGGTCTTGTCGAAGGTCTCCCACTTGTAGAATGACTTTCCACAACGGTAACAGAAGACCGTGGCATCAGGTCCCGATCCACCAACGTCCACGCTCAGGATGTAAGACCCCGTGTCAAACCCTTTGTTCGTGTTGACGACCTCGTCAAAGAGGTCTGGTGGGACGACTACGCTGTCATACTCTCCAATAGGGAGTCCGAGGACTTTTGCCTTGTACATCGGAGAGTCCTTCCCGTAACGAGTTATGATGAACTCCTCGAAAGTGGGGTCAACGAGAGGGGAGTCCTTTGCTGAGAAGAAGAGGACCTTGAAGTTCTTTCCCTTCCCTTCTGGATCAGTTATCGTGTCATAGTAGAACCCTCCTGTGGACACTGGGTTGGAGATGAGGACGATGTATGAGTTCTTGTCGGTCATTGCTCCTGTGAGAGCAGTGAAGACAGGATCGGGCACACCACTGTTCCCCGTCCAGTAGGCAACACCTTTCCTCCGCACGTAGATCGTATGGTATGGTTCGGTGGCCACACACCAGATTCTCCCTTTATAATGAATCTTCTTGATATTGTGTTGTCTGACCTTGAAGTCATCCGCTGAGTTCGAGACTATTGAGACAACATAGTCGTCGTCTGAGGTTGTAGCATAGTGGTCCTGGATAAAGGTTGTGCGCCCTTTGATGTGTCTTCTCGTTATTGTAGAGTAAAGTCCGCACTTTATAGCTATCTCTTGGATGTCGTCAGCTAGTTGCTTGGACATCGTGTAGATGATGTGTCTGTTGTCGTTCTGAGAGTATCCGTCTCCCTTAATCATGGCAGCAAGCAGGAAGAAC